GATTGTTTTTGATCCCTCCTACCAAGCTATACCGAGCAGGATCGCCGCCACGGCGAAAACAGTTGCGGATGCGCATGCCACGATCAAAAAGGCAACCGGCATCGAATTAATCGGCGCGCGTGGGGCGCGTGTTCGCGGAACATGAACGTGGGGACGATGCCGGGTCACGCGGCGGCTCCCTTTCCCGATGACAGGCGGGACCGCGATCGGTCTCTCAGCCACCGGCCCGTGCGGACAAAGCCTCAGCCGGTGATAGAAACATACCGCCAGAGCCAGGGCAATCCCATAAAAACCCAATAACCACGCCAGTTTCTGTGCGTTCATGCTTCCCAGAAATTGCCCTGGGAAGCAGATGGGAAGCGGCGCGGCCCCAAACGAAAGCGCGCCCTGCCGGCATACAAACAAGGCGCGCTCTCAGGGCGGCGGCGAGGTCGCAACTCGGAGGCAATGACCCCGCTCACGCTCCTACCAGGCGCTGGCGCCCGAATGGAGAAGCGAGCGTCAACGCCATGGTCAGTCTAGCCGAGCTCGACTCCCAGGAATAGCGATTACCGAATTTGCGCGACTCTCCCTTGGTCATTCCCTAGACCGACCCGGATTTTCGCTTCCACGCGCTTCCTAAGGCCGCCGCTGGGCATGCGCAAACCAGGGCATATGCTCAAAAATGTTCGTACTAGCGTTTGTGCCCATAGCGCCGCGTGCTAGATTCCGGTGTGCGCTTCGAAGCGGCACGAGAGCCGCCATTTGAGACTGAACAAGTCAGGCCAGCCGGCACATCGGGATCGGTCCTGATGTCGCCGGCCCTGACCGTCAGCGCACAGGAGCTGCAACAATGAGACATCCACGCGCCGTGAACCAACCTCGCCATTTCGAGATCGGCCACAGTGGTCGGCCGACGCACGAACGCCACGGCGTCGATACCACGAGCTATGACGGCCATGGATTGGTCGTTGACGACGGCTGCCAGCAGGGCGAGCGCGGCAGTCGCGATGCCGAAGTCCCGACGAATCGCAACCCACGCATTGGAGGCTGATATGCCAAAAGGGAACTCACCCAGCGATCCGTTCTGCCGCGATGGAATCGATTTCGAAGGCAATCACCCCGGCGGCCGCTGGGGTCCCGAGGACCTCGCCAACGTCGATCACATCGACAGCCGAGGAAATCGCAAGGGCCTGCGCAGCGAAGATGGAATCGGCAGCGAGCCCTCGGTCGTCGATAAGCCGGTGATCGCCAGCGATCGAAGGGCCAAACGCACCAGCAGCGATGAATGTTTCCCGTGGAACGAAACCTTGTATGGGACGCCGTCGCGTCGGCAGGAGTGACTGCCATGGTCAGCAACGTCACCAAAACCCGCTACGCAATCGAGGACACCGAAAGCGAAGTTTTTTATGCCGCCTTCGACCAGAAGCCGCCAAGCGATCAAAAGGAAGAAAACGACGCTTTCATAGAGCAGCAAAGTCGGATGGAAGGCTGGAACGGTGAGGCTGTCCCCGACGAGGAAGGCCTTGCCGAAGCCGTCGGTATGGGAGACCCCGGCGACCTCGTCGGCCAGCCGTTGCAGCTTGCCCACGAACGCGAAATGGCCGGCCGCGACCGCCAATGGCAACAGGCGGTGCAGCAACGGGACCAAACAATTCAAGCGCTGCAACAGAAATACGACCCCGACATCCAAGCGCAACGCTTCGAGCAAAGAAACAATTTCGCCGATAGCCAGGGTCATCTGATCATCGATGACGCCAAATATGATCAGCACATGAATAACCAGGCGCAGTTATTGGCCGAACGCAATCAGGCCATGCTGGCGCTGGGCGACGTCAAGATGCAGCGCGCACATGAGAAATACGGCGAGCCATTTGCCGACGCCTATAATGCTCTGCTGCGCAACCGCGATCACCCGGCCAGCCACCGGATCATCCGGGAAATCGACTACGCCGTGCAGACTGGCGGCGATCCGAGCGACGTGATCATGCACCACGCCGAGGCGCTGCGGGGAGCCCCCAGGGAACCGCATTTCGCCAGAACCCGTGAGCCGAAATACGCGCCACGCAGCCCGGCGCTTGAAGCGCCAATGACCTACAACGAGCTTGAGCAGAGCGAGGGCTTAGGCCGCGACGATCGCGCAGAACGATCAGTGTTCAACGCGATCTGGGACGACTATCGCTAAATGAGCAGCTGGTCTTTTCGTACGAGGGCGATGGTCGTGACATTGCCGAAACTGCGCAGCCTTACAGACGAGACAGACCTGCTCAAATCGACCGATTCGCCACAGCACAACGGTTCAGGGGCAGAGTTGGAAAATGCTAGCGCGGTAGCCACTGCCGCGCATCATAACGGACGACCGCCGTTGCGAGCGCAGAGCTTTGTATTTGATCCCGGACCCGACGATCCCGATCGCATGGGCATCGCGCTTGGATTCCTTGACCCACACGGAATCCCCCTAACCCCCTCCACATGGGTAGCGGCTGATTCCAAGTTTGCCGATCTCGTGCTCGAAAGGGGTCAGCTGCTAATCGTCAGTGAAAGCAATCCAGCCTTGGCGCGCTTCATAGCTGGCGACCGCCGAATGCGCCGAGCTCGCTATTACGAGATGCATCCAGAGGAGCTCGACTGATGGGCCTCTATCAGAACGCCCCGCGCGGCAATATCGTCGACTTCACGCTCACGGTCGAGGACATCACGGGCGGACGCGACATCAGCGACACCGCGCTGTTCAATGACGTGATGGCCGCGCCGGCACAGATGCCAACCACACGGCGCTCGCATATCGACAACGTGAGCTTCCGCCGCCGACTCGACGACGACGATGATAGCGATGCCGCGATTCTGCGCTCGTGCTTTGAAGATAAAGTGCCTACCCGGCCGTATGGCGGACGACGTTCACAGTGGGATTGAACATGCTGCGAGTTGGCAATCCAAACATCCGCGAGGTCAGCAAAGCGACGCAGTTCAAGACGAGCGGCAATCCGCGCGGGCGGCGCAAGGACGTCCACAACGTCGCGGCGCTGTCGCGGACGTTCACCGAAGAGGCCACGCTGACGCTGGCCGAGATCATGCGCGACAAGGAGCAACCCGCTGGAGCGCGCGTCAACGCCGCCGTCGCACTGCTCAATCGCGGCTGGGGCATGCCGATGCAGGCAATGGACGTGCGGCTGCACGCGGACATAAGGGTGCTCTCCGATGTCGAACTCCTCCAGCTCATCGCCGACCAGCGCTCCGAACGCGCCATCGATGTCACTGGAAGCGATCGCGCAGGAGCTCTACCAGCGCCGGCAGGTCCGCCAAAGCCTAACGGAACTGGCTCGCCACCTCGGCTTTGAGCCCGCCAAACATCACCGGTTGCTGATATCGAAGCTCGAGGCGGTCGCGCGCGGTGAGATCAAACGGCTCGCCGTGTTCATGCCGCCCGGAGCAGGAAAATCGTATTACTGTTCGTATGCGTTCCCGCCCTGGTATCTCGCGAGCCATCCCGGGGCCTCGCTGATCGCGGCCTCGCATACGACAAATCTCGCGGAAGTGTGGGGCCGCCGCGTGCGCAATCTCACCGCCGAGCATTCCGTAGTGCTCGATGCGCAGCTCGCAGGGGACGCGCAGGCGGCCGGGCGATGGATGCTGCAGAACGGCTCCGAATATTTCGCCGCCGGCGTTGGCCAGGCGATCGTGGGATTCCGCGCCAACGGATGCGTTATCGATGACCCGGTGCGCGGGCAAGAGGATGCCGATAGCGAGCTGACCAGAAACAAAACCTGGGAGTGGTTTCAGAGTGATCTATCGACCCGCCTCAAGCCTGGCGGATTCATCATCCTGGTGCAGACACGCTGGCACGAGGACGATCTGGCGGGGCGCATTCTCACAAGGATGGCGAACGGCGGCGAGAAGTGGGAGGTCGTATCGTTGCCGGCGATCGCGGAGGAGGACGACGCGCTGGGCCGCAAGGTCGGCGAATATCTCTGGACCGATGACGCCTATGGCTACGGCGATGACCTCAAGCTCAAGCGCAAGACGCAGTCAGCACGTAACTGGTCGGCGCTATTTCAGCAACGGCCGGCACCGGTGGAAGGCGATTTCTTCAAGGCCGAGTGGCTCAAACCCTACGAGGTGATGCCGCCATTGTCGGAGTTGATGTGCTACGGCGCCAGCGACTACGCGATGACCGCCGGCGGCGGCGATTACACGGTGCACATCGTGGTGGGGGTCGACCCCGAGGATCGAATCTATCTGCTGGACGTCTGGCGCCGACAAGCTGCGGTCGAACAGTGGGTCGAGGCCTTAGCGGACCTCGTGCAACGCTGGAAGCCGATGGGCTGGGCCGAGGAATCCGTGCAGATCACCGCCGGCATCGGGCCCTACCTCAATCGCAGGCTCAATGAGCGCAAGGCCTGGCTCTACCGGGAGCAGTTTCCCACGCGAGGCGACAAGGGTGCCAGGGCGCAGTCGATTAGGGCCAGGATGGCCACTAGCGGGCTCTACGTGCCGATCGATAAGCCCTGGTACGACGCCTTCCGGCTCGAGCTGCTGACGTTCCCAACCGGACGCCACGACGACATCGTCGACGCCCTCGGACTGATCGGACAGCTGCTGGACAAGATGACCCCAGGCAGGCGGCCGTCAAAGGCCAAGCTGGAACGCGAAAAGGTCGGGTACTTCGTGATCAGCGACGATGACGTGGATCGCTACGTCCGCACTGGCAGCGTCGGCGTGGATCGCTGGTCGCCAGCCGAGGAGAACAGCGGCGACGGCACCGACTACGCCATCAACTGGAAGGGGATCTGAGCAACCCCCTACGTCGTGACCAGCGGAACGCGAAGCCAAGGCCAGCAAAACCAAGCAGCATCATCGCCCATGTGGCGGGCTCGGGGACGGCGGTAGTTGGGTCGTAATCATTGCCATTAAATAGGCCGTGACCATCCTCAATTAGGTAATGATGGTGGTGGTGATGGTGATGATGATGGTGATCATCGTCATCCCCGGGCACGGTGCTGGCGAATACGAGCGGCACACGCGTCTGATCGAAATTAATAGCGACACCGGCCGCGAAGTAGGACCACTGAAACTTCGGCCCCGGACCATAATAGGGCAGAAGGTCTGGCGTCCAAACGTCATGCCAAT